GCGACGTCGATCGGCATCCGGATTGCGACCGCCAGCGATGCAATCGAGATTTGGGGCGCACAGGTCGAAGCGGGAACCGCGGCGACCACGTATGCAGTCACCACGACGTCTTCGTCCACCATCCCACAGACGCTGTACGTGCCCAACGTCCTCGCCGAACTGACGCTCGCGTACAACGGGACGGCAGGAAGCATCCCGCAAGCTGATTTCGATGGAGCGCGCCGATTCTTCTTCAGCTCGGTCGCTGCCTCGAGCGGCGTTCCGACGGTGAACACGTACTCGCCTGGCACGGCAGCGGCCGCCGGCGCCGGGCCCGCGTTTGCGATGATCGATACCGTTGGCTCGCAGTTCGTCACGCTCCAGTTCAAGTCCAACACCACCACCAACAACATCTGCGGTGCATTCTGGAGCGTCATCTAACCCATGCGCAGCCTTGTTGGACGGGCCAAGCGCGGCAGCTCTCGCTCACTTGTAGAGCAGCTGGCGTCGCTGACTTCGAGTGGCGACGGCTCCACGCTGTCGCTCGACTTCACTACGGGTGTCCTTGACCAGCGCCTGTCGTTCTCGCGTAGCACCAATGCCACCTTCATCAACTCGCAGGGATTGGTGCAGTACGCCGATGCGAACATGATGACAGGAAGCGAAAATCTAGACCCTGCTTTGTACGGGTGGGGGGCGCAGAATGGTGCGACGTGTATCTTTGATACATCTGTTGCTGATCCAAACGGAATTCTTGGTACTCCGCGATTGGCTTCAAGCCCGACCATTGGAAGTGCTGCTGTCAATAGTTCTGCACTATCTGTAGCAAGCGGTATCACATACACGCTTACCTTTTGGATTCGTGCTGGTACGGCAAGCACATTTCTTGTTGGCCTGTTTGAAACATCCGCATTTGCTCCAGCAACCGGAACGATTTTGAGCGGACCCGGATCAATTAGTGGAACTGGTGCAATCAATATTTCTGGATTGACCAGCGCGTGGACGAAAGTTCGGATCTACATCACACCTGCAGTTACTGCGGCAAATAGAGCAGTATCTTTTTACCCGCAGGGCGCACAATCTGGTGGTCTAACAAACTATGTTTGGGGAGTGCAATTCAACATTGGACAAACTCCAAATCCGACCTACTTCAAGACCGTTGCGACTGCCTATCAAGCCCCCCGCTTCGACTACGACCCCACCACGCTAGCTCCTCGCGGGCTGCTAATTGAGGGAAGCGCGAACAACCTGATGACCTACAGCGAGGATCAGGGGAACAACACGACATGGAATGCGTTTGGAACGTCCGTAACAAGGACGACCGGACAAACGGATCCAGGAAACAACTCAACAGCTACTAAACTTGTATTTGATGCAACGACAGCAGACGCGGTGATTTCTCGCTCCGTAACAGTTTTGAATGCAACGCAGTACACCATATCTATGTGGATGCGTGCTGATTCTGGAACGGTTACGAATGTCAGATTTGCTCGCGCTGCTGGTTCTGCTGGAGCAATCTTCCCGACTCTCACTACTGCATGGCAACGTGTGCAGTTGACGTTTACATCCAGTACCACAAGCGATGGAATTGAGATTCGCGTACTCAATTCGGGGAGTCCCCAAACGGCTACTGTTCATCTGTGGGGCGCACAACTAGAGGTAGGCTCCGGCGCATCCTCGTACATCCCGACCGGGGCAGGCACGGTGAACAGGGCGGCGGATTCGTGCGTGATGACCGGGACAAACTTCTCGTCATGGTTTGCAGGGGCGACCGAAGGTGTCTTCTACGCCGAATACGAAGCACCTAGATCGCTCGGAACAGCCGATTACTTCTGTTTGGGTACGGTGTACGCGGTTGGAACATTCATCGGAATGAATCTTGCTAACTCCACGCGGTATCCACAGGCGTCGATTAGTCCCGGCGGAGGTTTTCGAATCAGCAGCGGAATTAGCGTTGCCGCATCGACTCCGATGAAACACGCGGCAAAATGGAGCGGTGCAAGCAATGTCTTGGTGTTTGCGAATGGTGCGGTCGGAACTGCACATCCAGCAACATCAGGAACTCCGACATTCACGATGTTCTCGATTGGTTCCTCTTCCACAAGCGGAACGGCTGCTACTGGTGACTACCTAAACGCCTGTGTGCGCCGCGTCAAGTTCTGGCCTGTTGCTCTTCCCGACTCTCGAATTATCTCCATCACCACCTGAACATGGACTACCTACTCCGAGCAGCTACAGAGTCCGCTCTTGACGACGCACTTCTTTCTGCTGGCGTTGCGCAGGAGATCACCGATGCCGATGGTGAGGTCACCGTGCAGCCCATCGCTGGCATCACTATCGACCGCATCGGACCCATTCCGGCAGTCGTAGATGACGGCATCATTGTGCGCGCCGGTGACAACCGCTACCACGCCAACCTCCGGGTCTCTATTGAGCTGACCGCCGCTCAGGTCGCCTGGCTGCCGACCTTTGAGCCGGTGCCGGCGGTGCCATACCGGGTCTTCTGCTGATGCGATGGATGATCGTGGTGCTGGCACTGACAGGGTGCAGCCAGGTCGAGAGGATTGCCGGCAACACGAATGTAATCCGCCAGGACGCCCAGGCGCTGATTGACCACGGTCAAGCCATCAGCGATCAAGAGGTGGTCGACCGCGCAACCCGCATCGACAGGAACGCCTCCGACATCCACGTGCAGCTGACGAAGGTCCAAGACATCACGCCGGCGTGGCTCTCCACGCTGAAGTGGTGGGGCATCGCCGTGGTCGTGGCCGGCATCGCGTTCCTGGTCTGGAATTCTGGAATTGGCAGCGCCGTTCGCATCGCGATTGGCTGGCTGCCCCGTGCCAAGGTACGGGACGCAGACCTCGCCTCGGGAATGCTTGATCCAAACAACCCTGAGAATGCCCGCGAGTATGTCGCTGCGCGGCGGGCCTCAGACCCTGAGTTTGACGCTGCGTGGCGCAAGATCAACAAGAAAGAAAAAGCATGATGGATTTCTTACTGGTGTGCTCGTGCATGGTCGTGGTTGGGTATGTCGCTGGGCAGGCATTCCCCTTTGACTGGCTGATGTCCAAGATCCGAAAGGGCGAAACCAAGTGAGCGAACTGAAGGTCAACAAGATCACCCCGTCGACTGGAACTCAGGTCGAGCTCGAGGCGACTACGGTTCTTGTAGACGGCACGCTCTCTGTCGGGACTGTCAACAACGCCACCGGCGTGTCTCTCCAGCACAACGGAAGCACCAAGGTCGCTACGACCTCTACCGGAGCTACGGTCACCGGCACGGTCACGGCAACCGCCTTCTCAGGTAACGGATCTGGCCTCACTGGCGTCATTGCAGCTGGCTCTGGAGGCACCACATCTACCGGCGGCCTGTCCGTCATTGCTGCCAGTAGCAGCAGTGGTGTGGGCAGTATTGACTTCTACACCAACGGAACCGCTGCTGGCAATCTCCGCGGCACGTGCGCAAACAACGGCGACTGGAACTTCGACAACAACACGCTGTTCATCCAGAACAGCACCAATCGGGTTGGCATCGGCAACATTTCGCCCGCCAACGAGCTTGACGTGACCGGCACGATTCGCTCACAGAACGTGACCGTGACTCAGCAGGTCATCGGGGGATTTGGTGCGCAGGGGACTGGCGGAACTCTCGACTGGGATCACGCAAGCAACGCCCGATCGGGAAGCGGATTGACGCTGCTGCAATCAGCAGCAACCAATGGGCCTGCGGTTGGAACAGCTTCCGACTACTTCCACCCGTTCTCTTTCGAGTACGCCCAGAAAGATGGAACCGGCAATCTGTGCCAGTTTGCGTTCCCGTATGCGACTCCGCTCTCTGGAGTCCATGTCAGAAACAGGTACGGCGGAACGTGGACTACTTGGCGAAATTTGGTGAGCCAGCCGTCATCGGCAACCCCAATGGTGACGGTAACCGCCACTGGCGTCGGCATCGCAAAGGCAGCTCCTGCCACTGCGCTTGATGTCACTGGCGCCATTACGAGCAGCGGCACCATCAACGCGAATGCCGGGATCACGTTCCCGACCACAGCAGCGCTGTCGACGGTAGCAAACGTCCTCGACGATTACGAAGAGGGAACGTGGACGCCGGCGTATGGAATGATTGGCGGCGCCACGCCGGCCCTTGGAGCAATTACGTACGGCGGGCAGACAGGAAGTTACGTCAAGATCGGCTCAAAGGTGTACGTGAACGGCCGCATCACTGTCACCACCGGGGCAACTACGGCAACAGGAACATATGCCGTTATCACTGGCCTTCCGTTTACTGTGTCGGGCCTTCATTCGGTGACCGTTGGATACCGGACGACCAGCGGCTGGGCTAACACATTTCCAGCAACCGGATACACGTACGGCTCCGGGTTCTACCTGATGACAAATGCCTATGCGTACCTCGGTGCGGCGGCGATGGGTGCAGCAACGCCGCCACTGAGTGGAACCGACATCATGTTCAGCCTCACCTACCAAACCGCCCAGTAATTATGCCAACATCAAAGAGCGAAACCGTTCAGATCGACGACGACGGCATCATTTCCTACAAGGAAACCACGGTCGAAACTGATGGCAGCGGAAACGTGACCTCGGTCTCGTACAAGCGAGGCGTATACGGGCCCGGGTCTCCGCGTCCTGGAATTGCGTCCGTTGAGGCTGTTCAGGATGAGAACTGGACGCCAACCGTTGTCGCTGCGTACAACGCAAAGATCAGTCCGCAGTTTGGCGAGCCGGAACCGGAGAAACCATGACAAAGCTTGAGGCAATCAACGCCATCCTTCGCCGGCTTGGGCTGACTCCCGTTTCGGCGCTCGACACCGGCGGTAACTCGACCCAGGCGCAGGCAGAGCGCTACCTGGACGACGCCAATCGCTCGTGCCAAGCTCGCGGCTGGCACTTCAACACGCGTAAGGGCGTCACGCTCACGCGGAACGGGTCCAACAAGATCGCTGTTCCTGCCAGCACCTACCGGATCGATACCAGCGGGTCGTGCGCACACATCGACGTCTCGGTGGTCGGTGGATTCCTGTACGACCTCGAGAACAACACCGATGTCTGGACGCAGAATCTCGAGGTGTCGTATGTGATGAACGCCGACTTCACTGATCTGCCGCAGACCTTTGCCGACTACGTGATTTCCGAAGCAGCGTTCCTCTACAACCGCGCCCACAAGGCGAACCAGGCCATCGATGCCGCGCTGTCAGCAGAGACGACGCGCCGGTACTCGGAGGCAAAGCGCGAAGACGACGACCGCGCCGACGTCAACGTGCTGAATACGTCTGAAATGAACCAGATGCGTGGCCGGCCGCGCATGAGAGACAGGAGCGTCTACTAATGCCAGGAATGAGCAAGCTTGATGCGGTGAATGCGTGCCTCGCCGCGGTCAACGAGTACAGGGTCACGAGCCTCGACACCAATGGCACCAGCATCGCCGGCGAGGCGGAGCGGTATGTCGACGACGCCGCCCGCTACGTCTGCGCCCAGGGGTTTCCCTGCAACACGCGTCGGGCCGTCAGCTTTTCCGGAGCGGCATCAACGCCCTTCGAGATATCGATTGCCTCGGCAAGCCCGGAGATCCTCCGCGTAAAGCCGGTCGGGCCGTCTGCTCACAGGAATCTCGTCATTCGCGGAGACAAGTTCTACGACGCAGACCGCAGCACGACAAACTTCCAGGGTCAGACTGTGTTCATGGATGTCGCCGAGCTTCTGCCATTTGCGGACCTCGACCCCATGCTCAAGGAAATGACCGTCAAGTACGCAGCCCAGCAGTTTGCTCGCCGTACCACGCAATCTCAGCTGGCAGATGCGTACATCTCCCAGGAGCTTGCCGCCACCGAACTCGTTACTCCGAAGAGCCCAACCTTTGGAGCCACTTTCCCGATCTTCTCGCCCCAGCAGCAGCCGCAGCAGCGGCAAGGACAGTAAATGCCCAATCCGTATGTCATCGCCGACGCGATCAACCAGGTTGCCGAGGTTCTCATCCCGTTCCCCATGTACGGCACCGATCTCGCTGCTGGTGACGAAACGTCCGTCTACGCAATCGCCAAGCAGTTCCTCTCGCGCGCCCGCGTGGATGTCTGCTCCGTGTCGACGGAGCACAACACGCAGCTCGCAAAGGAGTACACGCTTGATGCTGGCGGCAAGGCAACTTTGACCCAGGCTCCTAATGCTTACGCCGAGCTTGCAATCAAGGCTGCCGGCCCTGATCAGTACCGCACGCTTGTGCTCCGCTGGGACAGCACCGCGACGGCACAGATGCGGCCGTACGACGCCGACAAGGGCACGTTCGTTCTCGGAACCGCCACCACCGGCAAGGTGTGGCTCGACGTGACCGTGCTGCTGCCGTGGGAATCGCTGAACTCCCGCATGGCTGAGCAGGTGATCGCCCGTGCCAAGCTTGCGTTCCAGCGCCGCTACGCTCCCGAGCAGCTGAAGGATATGCAGCTTCAGCAGGAGTACCAGATGTCTGGCGAC